GTCTCTTCTGCGGGCACGTAACTCTCATCGACTCGTGCTGGACGCGGGGCCACGACCTCTTCCTCTACGGCCTCAGGTTCTGGGTCGGGGCCGTCAACCGGCGTGACGTACTCGTTGGCGTCAGCCTCAACAACGCCGTGACTGAGTTCGACCACAGGCAAGCCGGCGTTGCTGAGATTCGGGCCTTTTTCTCCAGGTACGACCACTTGACCAGTCTCGATTGAGGTGAGAGACCCGCAGGCGAGGCACTGAAGATTGGCGACGTCGGGCTGGAGCAGGTCGCTCCTGCCACAGTTGGCACACTGTTCCATAGAAACTCCTTGTTAATGCGTGGGGAGGCGTCCCCCCCCACGACTCGGTTAGAGGTCCTCAGTAGGTGTATCGGTGCCCGCCGTAGCGTTCTGGCCAATCGAGCTTGCGCTCTCTTGGCGCCAGATGCTCGCTGAGCGAAACACCCCGAAGCCGCCCATCCATTTCCATCCGAGCGGCTGGAACCGGCGCAGGTAGTCAGTGATGGGACCCATGACCGTGACCGGGAGGGGACCGTTGCCGTCCTTCATCGCCCACACCTTGGCCAAAGCCTGACGTCCGAGGAACAACGTCGCGTAGACATCGGTGTCGGTGGTCGATGAACCGGCATCCGCGAAGAGCGGAGCGGTCGGGGTCTCGATGAACCGAGCGCCAGCGAACGAACCGATCTCACCACGGAAAATCTCGTCCGGGGCGGAGTAGACGTGCGGGGCGATGAGGGCCTGGTTGCCCGACTCCTGCCAGAGGTCGAACGAGACGTCGGGGTGGATGAAGGCGAGGTAATAACCACCGTAACCAGGGACGTTGTTGCGCTTCAGCGCAGCCACGTTGTAGCGCACGTCGTAGGCACGCAGCGTGTCGGTCGAGGTAATCATGTTCCTCGCCGTCGGAGTGATGGAGAGACCAGCACCGGCTGAGTAGTTGACGTTCGTTCCCGCCTGGAGCTGGATTCGCGCCAACTCGTCAATGCTTCGACCAGCGTTGTAGCCGACCGTGTTGGCCTGCACCTCGTCGATGGAGACGAATGACTGACCACGCAGAGCAGCGGTGGTGAGCGTACCCGCACCGTACTCGTAGATGGTCACCGTGACTTGGCTCGACGTGAGGGCAACCGGCGTGATGTCGGTCGACTCGTTGATCGCCGTGGTAGCGAGCGCCATGTCGTTCTGGACGTTGAACACGACGCTGGAACCGGGCATCGACTGATTCGTCGGCTTGATGTCGGCTACTTGGTCGAAGTACAACTCCGGACGCAGAGCGTAGTACGCGAGCATGTCGTACGCCGTCTGGACGTAGTCGACGCTCGTTGAGGTGGTATATGCCATGTGTTAAGAGCCTCCTAGCCCCTGGTTACACTTCGGGCATCACGCCGATCAGACCGTCATGGTTCCGGAATCCTGGGTCACCTGACATCTGCTGGACGATGGCCATGATCTCACCTGGAGACTTGGCGTTTCGTAGAGCAACTGCGAGGTCCACGTCACCATTTGCTGCCGGGGCTCCGCCACCTGCCTGAAGAATCTGTCTCTGAGCCGATATCTCCTGGTCAGTGGGACCAGATGAAACGGGCTGAACGGCGATGATCCCGAACTTCTCGGCATACGCCTTGATGGCGTCTGATTCGAGGGGACCGTCGTACTTCTCAAAGACCACATCTCGTGCGGGGTGGTTGGGGACTCCTGCTCGCTCAATCGCCACGCTCTTTTCCAACTGCTTGGTAGCAGTGGTGGCGGCTTCTAGGTCCCTCTGAGCCTTGCGGCCTTGACGGAGAAGCGCCTGAACGTCTGGTGAGAGATTCTGGTGTTCCGGTTCCAATTCGTTGTCGTCGTTTTGCATTGACATTGATTTCTCCTTGTGTACGCGTTTGCACCGGAGAGTGCATTCGGGGCAGCCGAATTGGCCTCATGCTCTACGCAGTGAATGGTGCATGGCCCATCGTTCACTGGAGTGACGCCCACTCTTCCCAGGTCGTTCTTCGACACCGGGTGGCGTATACGTCAAGGTCATCTAATCACACGAGTGTAATTAAGTCAAGGACCTACTGCGAACCGAACCCAACCCCGCCGACACCACTCTGTCCTGCGGCCAATCCACCACCACCGGCGGACCCGGCTGCACGGGTCTGTGCGGCGCGGGTCACGGCCTGGACGGCTGATGCGTTACCTTCACCAGCGGCGATGAGTTGATCCTGTGAGACTGCGCCTGGGCCTCCGGCAGCGGTGCCGAGTTGGTTATTCTCGAAGCCAGCCTGAGCCATTGCCGAGATGGAGTTGAGCCCACCTCCGACGTTGGTGTTGAAGAACCCAGCGGCCTGAGTGGAGGAGAGGTTGTTCTGTCCTCCATTGGAGAGGAAGGCTTGCAACGCCATCGCCTTGGACTGGCCGATTTCACCGAATCCGGTGGTCACTCCCTCGCCACCGACCGTTGCCGAGTTGAACTCGTTTTGCAACTGAGCGATGGTCTTGTCAGGGTTGATGTAGTAACTTGCCAGTTGACCAGCAGTTATGCTCTGCGTGTAGCCGTAGTTCTTCAGTTCAGCTTGGATTGACGGCAAAGCGTGGATGGCGTTGGTGTACTCCGTGGTGATCCTGGTAGACATCTCACTCGACGAGACATCGTTGGCCCAGCCTTCGCCAATCTGGTCGACGGTCAACGTGCCAGGAGAGAGTCCCGCGGTCTCAGCCATGGCGTTGATCTGCTGGCGATACGCCATGTACCCGGCTATCCCTGCCCCAGTTCCGGCGTCGGTATTGGAGTAGCCGTTCTTCAGACGCTCGTTGTACCCCGGCATGAGTTTGTCGAAGCCCGGAGCCTTGTTGATGGTGTCGGCGATCGTCGTGGAGATGTCACCCGCTGCCATCCCTTGTCCGGCCAGTGTGTGGATCTGCTGATTGATCCACCCCGCGAGAGAACCTAAGCCGACCGAAGAGGCCCACGCGTCCACCTGTGCGTCAATGGCGGCGTTCTTGTTGGTCGAAGGAGGTACCGGGGTGCTACCATCCCCAGCCGTTCCCCGGCCTCCCGTCGTTTGAACGGGAGGGTTGTAGCCAGGGTCGTGATGTAGTGGGGCTGGAGTAATCGTTGAGGTGGTCTGCCCATCTCCTGAGCCGCTTATCGCCATATCAACTGCCCCCGAATCCGAAGGCTTTATTTAACCCAGTTGTCACGTCGGTTCCCATCTGTGCTGCGGTGTTGGAAGTCTGCCACTGCGGGAGCGTCGTCAGTTTCTGCTGAACTTGGTCCAGGGTCAGGGCCTGCTTCTGGCCCGTCTTGGCGTCGGGGGTGGCGATGACCCAATTCCACTGCGGAGAGGTGAAGTTGATACTCGCCGGAGTAACGCCTAATTGTGCGCCGATCATGGAGGCGTAGGGGGCCACGTAGTCCTGAGGAGTACTCCCAGCGGCGATGGCTGCGGCCATTGACGGGTACATCTTGGACGCCTGGTCCTTCATCAGTTGGGTGAAACGTGCGGTCTCACCGTTGATGAGGTTGGACGATCCGAACGACGACCCTGAGCCGGTATAGTTCTCGAGCGAGGATTGAACCTGGTTCAATAGACTCTGCTGGCTGAGCAGGGAACTCTTGGGGTCGGCGGGGTTGTACATCATGTACTGCTGGGCGACGGTCTCGAATTTGTCGTAGAGTTGCCCCGCGATTCCCCCGAGGTTCACTGAGCCCGTGGCTCCCGTAGCCTGCTGGTCGAAGGTAGACGTCTTTCCTGGTGCGAGCGTGGAGAAGTCCAGGGGAATCTTGCCGACCTGTTGCCCCTTGATGTTGAACAGCGTGTCGGTGATCGCCTGGTCCAGCCATTCTGGTGCGGTCCCTGAGGCGGTGCCAAAACTCCCCGAGGCGATGTAATTGTTCTTGGCGTAGGTCATGGCGATGGCGTCGACCTCTTGCTTGTTCAGCGTGAGGCCCATCTGGTTCGCGTCGGCAAGGACTTTCTCCTGAGCGTTCTGGAGGGCTTGCTGGGCTTGGGCCGGGTCGGTCCCAGGCTGTCCGTTCGTCCCATACGCCTCGTCCCAGTAGCGAGCATTGGACGTTGATGTTTTCCACCACTCGGTATTGGCAAGCAAACTCTGAAAAGTGTTAGTGGAAGCAGCGGTGGTCGGGTCAAGGTTCTGGGCGGCGTACAGCATGACGGCGTTGACCTGGGGGATGTTCTTCCACCAGTTCGTCTGGTAGCCGTATTCGGTTGCCAGATTATTGTCGAGTTTGGCTTTGTAGGTGGGGTTGCTGATGTAGTTTTCGACGGTCTGTTCAGCCTTCCCCAGGTCAGGAGAATTGGCGAAGGCCGTCAGGTCGTAGCCGTGAAAGTTCTTGATGTCAGCACCCGCTATGGGTTGAACTGGCGCTGCGGCAGGGATGTTCACCGCGCCGGTCTCGCCCTGGGTGGTGGATGCAGTGGTAGCCGACGCTGGGTTTCCGGCGAATTGCTGGGCCTGGGCTGTAGAGAGGGGTTTGGAACCGTTATTCGTGACGTAGGCCCCCACAGGGTCGGCGGACCAGTTCCCCGTGTGTATCCCCCCACCCCACGTCAATTGAGCGATGGCCACTTTGGCGGCTTCGTTGGGGTCAGTGAGGTTGGCTTTACCGTACTGGGCCTGGAAAGACGAGCCCTGCGCACCCATGATGGTCTGCCACAACCCTGTCGCGCCCGAGGCATTCTTGGCGGCAGGGTCACCATTCGACTCAGCAACCGCGATAGCCGCCATCGTGGGTGCCCACTCGGCTGGACCACCATTGGAAATCCACACCTGTTGAAGTTGGTCGTAGGTGAGATTCGCCATTACACGCCTCCTGCGCCAACCGTAGTGGGTGCGGTTGCCTGAGCAGTTGCCTCCTGCGCCGAGACCGGGCCGGTGAACGTGTCAGCCGTGCTTTGGTTGTACATCGAGGGGGTTCCAGAGAGCATCTTGTTCAGCACCTCACCCCAGGAGGCTGACTGTGCGGCCTCGTATCCAGAGGGGTCGGACTGCTTGGCGGCGAGATTCGCCTCTGCCGTGGCGTCGGGTTGAGAGACCTTGACGGTAACGGCGTCGTTATTGACTTCACTCTGGAGGGAAGCAATCTGTGAAGTCACTTCGTTGGCAACTGATGTCCCGAAGGCTGAGAGATGTGTGCCTTCAGCCGTTCCGAATGGCGTACCGGAGGCGACGGTTGACACTGCCTTAGACCACGATCCACCGTTGTTGTCGTACTCATTCTGGAGGAGTTCAGAGACCGCTGACTGCTGAACTGCGGCAGGAGCTTGTCCTGGGGTGGCGTACTTCTGAATCGAAGAACTCTTGCCGAGAAGAGTTTGTGCCTTCTTCCAGTCAGCCGCTGAGAGAGCGAAGAGTCCACCGTGAGTCGGGGTGGAGTTGGGAGTCCCCACCGCCATCGTGGGGGCATTGCCCTGGAACTGCTTTAACTGAGTAACGGGGATTTGCTGGGGTGCCGTATTTTGATTGTTGAATAGAGAGAAGTTGTTATGCGCCGCCGGGTTCGGTTCCATCTTCGTCCCGTTGGCTGTCGGCAGGACATTCGCCCCGATGAGATGTCCTTGAGGTGAGAAGAATTGCGTGTCACCAGGACCTAAGGGAGTACCAGGGGTCTGCGTCTGTGCTGCTTGGGCAGCGTTGGGAGCGATAGGGGTGGCACCGTTCACTGGTCCTTGAGTTGTCCCAGCACCGGGCATCTTGGTCCCATTGACCGCCGCTTGGTACGCCTGGATGACTGAATCAAGGCCGTTGGGTCCGAGTTTGTTCAGCGCGGTATCTTCAGAGTGCGCTTGGGTGATCTGGTCCTGGGCCTCTTGGCGAGGAGCGTTGCCGTAGGTGGTCTCCTGGCCCTGAATCTGGCTGATGAACGACTGAATCTGCGCTTGGTCTGGAGCATAACCAAGAGACTGTTCAAATGCTGAAGTGATGTCTGCCGAGAGAGTAGTCGGGTTGGTCTGAGTAATGACCTCAGGAGTAGTGGCGTTCTTGGTAGCGGCGGTGAGATTCGCCGAAATAGTGTCGCCCACGTTGTTGTACACAGAGGTCGTCGGGGCACTCTGCTGTTGGAGGAAGGTCAGCGGATTGGTGCCTTCTAGGGCGGTGCTTCCGAGAAGCGACTGGAACGCCGTGGATGCGGTGGCGTTATCTAGACCATTGGCATCGGCGGGGGTAAGGATGTGCGCCGACACCATCTGATCCTGGAGGTTCTGAAGTTCCGAAGGAGGGAGGAGTTTGTAGTACGCGAGGTACAGAGCGTTCTGATTCAACCCACCCGAGGCGGTGAGGTACATGTTCTGCTCGGTGGAAGCGACCTTGGTCCACGCGAAGAACTGCGAGGTGGTCATTCCCGCCAGTTGCTTGGCAACTGCGTCCAGTTGTGCCGTTACCGGGTCGGCGTTCGTGGCACCGGGGAAATTCCCGCTCGTCCCTGAAGTTGGGTCGGTAGTAGTGGTGGGAGGGACCGTGGCAGTAGGGGTGGCCGTTGGAGCGGCGGGAGCCGTGGTCGTAGTTGTCGGAGTTGTCGGAGTAGTGGGGGTCCCAGTGGCACCTGTCGAGCCCGTTGCACCGTAGACGGGGATGGTGGGGGCTGTAGCCATTACGATGCCTTCCTCCACGACTGGGCGTTGAACACGCCAGGTGCGCTGGTATTGCTGATATTAACCTGCGGTGAAGTAGTCGGGATGGACATGAATAGTCCGGTGATGACGTTCACCATCTCGGGGTACTGAGTTGCTGTGTTGATGAGGTACGTTTTCCAGTTCTGCTCCGCGTCGGTCTTTTGCGCGCTGGCCGCACCCTCGTTGGTCAGCGTCGTGACCTGATTGGTGTAGTTCTGATACCCCTCCAAAAGGCTGCGCGTCCCGTCCGCGATGGGAGTGTGCAGGCCGGGGTTGTCCTTCAGCAACTGAGTCATCTGATTGATGGCCTGACCCCGCTCGACTTCTCTGGTCTGAGAGAGGAACCAGTTGTACCAGACGGGGTTCTGCTGACCGAACTTGCCAATAGTCCCTGTGGGGGGAGGGATGGGGCCAACCGAGCCGTTGCCCCAGAAGGCTTGTTCGGCGTCGTACTTCATCGTTCCGGTGAGACCCTTAATCTGGGTCTCATACTGGTTCAGCCACTTGAAGAAGATGGAATTGCCCGCGGCGATGTAGAGCGAGTCAATGTAACTCGGGACGTTGCCGTTCTGGGTGTACTGATCGGGAGAGAGTTTCGCTCTCAGCCCTTGGGCGATCTGCTCGTTGTAGACGGCGGGGTTGTAGGTCGTCGAAATCCCTGTCATCGGCATCAGAAGGATGCCAGCGTTGGGATACTTGTCGATGAGGTCGAGGTTCTCATTTATCCAGTGTTCAGCTTGGATTGAGGACGGGATGGAAACTCCCGTCAGGTTGGAGGACTGCCAGACGGTGTAGGGGGTGGCGTCGGGATGAGCAGAAAGAAATTCCTGTAGCCCCGCCGAGACGGACTTGTTCTTCACTATCGCAGTAGCGACTTCAGACGTGAACTGGTTGTACGCAGTGTCGGTGAGTTCTGGAGACACCGGAGTGAATGCGCCGAAGATTCCTTTGGCGGCGTACATGATCTGGGTCTGAAGTCGCACGCGATCAAGGAACGTCTGCATCGTGCGGTAGTCCGCGGTAGGCGGTGGAATCTTGTTCTCGTAGTCCAGAGTTGCCAAGGTCTGCATCATCGTGGAGTTGAACGCTCGTGAGTTAAGAGTCGGGAAGGCGGCGGTCAACAACCTCTGAGCGATGGTGTTGGGGATCATCTGCATGTACACAGATTCAGTAGCCGTGGGTCCGATAATCCCGTCCGCGGCCGAGGTTAGGTCCGCCTTCAGAATCGGAGAAAGCCCACTGGGAAAGTACTGAGCGAGTGCGGAAACAGGAGTAGACACGAGCGGTCCGATGTCCGGACGCACCCCTGCGGAGAGCGGGAAGATGACGCTAGAGGATGAGAGGTTCCACCCCATCCCGACCGGGGTTGCTCCCTCAATCGGGACGCCCATCATGGACAGGGCCTTCACCACCCCACCCGTCATCCACCCAGTTCCGGGCATGACGAAGTACCCCTGACCTCCCGGACCCTGGAACACCTGGCCAACGTCGTGCATGTTGGTGATCATCAACTGATACTTGCGAAACGCCGCGGGATTCTCTGCTAAGAGTCGACCCATCCTGCGATACGCCTGTTCCTGAGCAAAATAAAAAGGTGCCCAGTTTCTGAACGTCGCGGTCCACTGTGTTCGGTCGGTGAGGTTGTGGACGTTCTTGATGACGTTCTGCACCGAGGCAGCCATCGCTTGGACGTGGGCCTCCTCATCGGTCCTGATCCCATCGTCGACGGACTTCTGCAAGAAATTCCGCTGCTTCAAGTACTCCGCAGCTTCGATGGGTTCGCGCGAGAGGTAGTTGACCATTGGGTTTAGCACCCGGCGAAATCCCCAGTTGGCGATTCTCTGTAGTTTCTGGTCGCCGTTGGGTAGGGGGAGCCTTCCGGTAACGTTGCGAGGCTTGGACTTGGGCAGGATATCCTGTAATTCCTGAGCGTCGGTCGTCTCACCGTTGACGATGTGTTGTAGCAAGTTCGTGTGGATAGTCCCATCGACACCCGTTGTCTCGCCACGGACCTTGGCGACAACGGTCCTGGCCCACTCGTCGTACTGGTCCATGTTGGGCGGGCGGTTACCTTCTAAGAATGTGGTGATGTGCGGCATGGACCGCATCATCGCGCCGGTGTCGGTGTTCGGGTCTCGAAGATGTGCAGCCACCTCGTCGTAGACGCGGTTCATTCCAACGTCGACATTGGGACCAATCTCGGCTAAGCCACTGGGGTTGTGACTTCCGTAGTACTCAAGGAGTTTCTGCGCCGCCAACTGCGAGGGGCCGTCGTTGGCGGACTCGTGCAGTCGCGCCTGCCACGCATCGTGGTACTGCTGGTCGCCAATCCCAAAGGTGCCGAAGTCATCACCGAGTTTCTTCTTTCCCGAGCGAAAGTACATCCCGCGTTGCAGGTCGACCGCGGTCTCCTGACGAGGTTTAATCTCATCTTGCAAGTTGTGTCCCGCGCCGACCTCCCTGGAGACAAGGTGTCCATCATTGCCAACGATGAAGTCCGTGAGGTAGTTCAAATCCCGCTCAGTGGGGTTGCCAACGATGAAGTCCGTGAGGTAGTTCAAATCCCGCTCAGTGGGGTTGGCGACGACTCCTGGCGTGAGGTGACGGATTCCCTTGAACATCTTGTACACCGTGCCGGCGACGGCGTTGGCCTCGCCATCCTCTAACTTGATCCCCGTGTTGGCAAGGTGCAGTTCCAACTTGGCCTTGGCGACCTTCACCAGTCCGAGACGCAGGGAGTTGGGAATGAGTTCTGCAAGTGAGATGTGCAGGGCGTAGGAGGGAGAGAGCAGGACGAACCGTTTGAATACCGGGGCGGTGATGTGGTCGAAGGCGAAGTCGTCGAACTTGCCCATGTAGTTCTTCTGCTGGGCCAAAGTAGCTGCGGCTCGTCGTGCTTTCATCAAATCAAGCCCGGATAGGTTCCCGGTCTGGTTCATGGTGATCCCCGCAGCGAAGGTATTGCCGGTGTTCATGTCACGGACCTTGGAGATATCGTCGCCTCCGACATCGGTCCCGTACTTCGCGTCCTTGCCGAACATGCCGGTATCGACGAAGTTGTTGATGGCCTCGCGCCACATCTGTTGTTCCTTGGGGTCAGAGAAGGACTGCTTCAAGAAATCCTCCATATCCACCCCGCGGTACCCAGCCATGTTCGCGAGCGTGGTCCAGACGAGGTTCTTCCAGATGCGGACCTTGCCCGGTAAGTCGGCGTTGGCGTACTCTTCGGAAATGGATGCGGCGACCCGCTGGTTCTCGGTGTACAGAGCGGTGCGATGAACGAACAGGGTTCCGTCATCAGCGCCCGAGGGGTTGAACTCCGCATTGGTCCATTCATGGGCTACGTCGTCGTAGGACGTCGGGAGGCGTGAGGTCGCTTTGAACAGTCTCTGCACGCCCGGAACCGAGGAGTTGCCCATTGCGTCTCTCAGCGTTCCTAGAGGAGCGCGAATAGCCGAGAGCGTCGGCATCTTGTCGAAGTACACCATTTCGTGAGTGCGAACGATGTCACGAAAGACGTTCTGGACCTCCTCCTCGGTCTTGGCATTGCCAAGCAACGTGGTGAGGGCGGACTGTTGAGCGAGAGCAGGGTAGGCCGACGCTATCTCACCGGGTGACTTCGAGGCGATGTCAGAGAACGCCCGGCGGACGTTGGTCCCGCTGAAAGATGTCATCAGATTGTCAAATGCTTCGGTCGTTTGGGGGGCTTTACCGGGGAAGTAACACCCGAGAGTCCCCCCAAGCCCGGCGGCGGAGTTGGCCTTGCCCGCGAGTCCGAGTAACTCAGTCCCACCGACGTTCATGTCGAACACCCCGTCGATGAGACCAGAGGTGATCTTGAACGGAAGAGACCCGTGCGAGAGTCCAAACGCTGAGATGATATCCCTACCGATGGAGACTTGCTGGTGGGTGTTGGGGTCGGCGTAGGAAGCCTGTCCGGTCCGGTCCCAGGAGTCGTGATAGAAGAGTTGACTCTCTATCCCTGTCGCTCCCTCGGCTCCGAGTTCGGCGCCGTAAAAACTCCCAGTAGCCAGTCCCCCCGCCACTGCACCCGCGGCGATTCCGATGCCTTCCAGCATCGCCGCCTCTGGCCCGTGGGTTGCTTCGACGTCGTGCAGGTAGCGGTACTCGTGCTGGACGAGTTGCATGGGCTTGTTCATGACGTTAAGAATCGGGGATGCTTCTTGGAGCGTGGACTTGATGGCAACCGACCCCGCAGCAGCCACCGGAGCCACGACGTGATTTCCGAACCAGTCGAGGGCTGACTGCACGACGCCAGGGCCACCGACTGCCTGGGCCAAGGACTGGGTCGCGTTGGTGTCGGTGATGACGTTGGTGGCGTGAGCTACCGCCTGAGAATTCCCAGCGACGTCCCCGCCGGCTTGGGCTACCCCAACCGCAAGGCCAGGAGACTTCGTGAGTTCCGGCGCGGAGTTGACGGCAGTGTTGAGGGGTTGGTTGAAGCTGTTGCCCTGCATACTCATTGGCGCATCCAATCAAACGGGTGTATAACTTGAAACATGACACGAACACAGTTTCCGAATGTCCACCGGATGACACGGCGCGAGCACGTGGTGTATCGAGCCAAGCAGACCTTGGGCTGGATCATCGCATTGCCGTTCATCATCATCGTGCTGTACGAACTCTTCGGGTACAACTCACCGTTCAACATGCACCTGTAGCGCATCAGAGCACTCCGCTTAGTGCCCTCGCCGCCAAGTCTTTGATGGCCGTGGTCGCGTCAGGGTTCTGCGCCATGCCCATCAACAAGTGTTGGAGCGTCCCCTGCTCCACCGCTCCCTGACGTGCCGCTCCCCCGATCCCGTCCAACACCTCCGGTCCTCCTCCAGGTCCCATTGGCAGTCCGTGGGTGACAGGTTCGTTAGGACGTTCAGTCGGTCTCGAGATGGAACCGTTGGCTCCGGGAATCGCTAGAGGAGTGGGGGGCCCGGCGGGAGGGAGTGAGGGACCTCCCGCCGGACTGGGAGCCGCACCAGGAGATGAAGCCGGTGCGGGGGGTGTCGCCATGGGCAACGCTTGTTGGGCGGCTCGCTGTTGGGCGGCTTCCCCATAGGGCTGCTTTGGTGCTTGCTGGGCGTTCGGGCGCGTGAGGTCGGCTCGGTTGGGTTGCAGGGAGCGTGAGGCGCGAGCGTGGGGCATCTACTGGCTCATTGCGTTAGCAGGCGGTGCGTTCATGGCTTGCTCCGGGCCAGACTGAGCGGCGGGCTTACGAAGGTTAGAGAGGATACTTGCCAAAGCGCCTTGACCCGGAGGCGGTGTGGGTACTCCACCCGGAGCCTGTCCAGGGGAGCCCGCCATGCCGGGCATCTGTCCCGGCTGTGGGGGGCCACCGGGAGGAGGAGCCGCCGCTTGCTGGGCCTGTTGAATCTTTTGCATCTCTTCATGCACGATGACCAGAGCATCCTCAGGCTGGGTTTTGCCATCCTGTAACGCTTGGGCGAACTTCGCAATAAATGTGGGGTCGATGGTTCCTTGACTGGCCTGGTTCTCGACAGAGGACATCATCGCTCTACGCGCTCCCGATATCCAGATGCGCGCCATCTCCTCCTGCACATCCTCGACCACCGGGTCGCACTCCATGAATGTCTGTGGCGAGATGGTCTCCATCTGAAGTCTCTGGCCCATCGCGATGACGAAGGAGTTGGCGTCCGTCCCGCTCATGCCGTACTTCACGACGTTCTGATCGTTGAAGAACACGTCGTTGGGGGTATAGTCGTTCTGAGTGATCTTTCCGTTCTTAGGGATGTAGAATGAAGTGGACTTGGAGCCGAAATATCCCTTCTGAACAGCGATGGCTCGGCGGTTCTCCGCCTCCATTGAATCCTCGAACAACTCCTGATGCTCTTGAACCGGCATGTCAATGGCTGCGCCAAGAACTGCTTCTCCACGGCGAGCAGTGCGAATATTTGTTGCTGACTCACCACCTAACTCCGCCGGGAGTCCTCCGGCTAACCGTCCAGTTCGTTCCAATCGGTCCTGCATCTGAGCCGCCTGAATAGACGGTTGGGTCTGGGACTCCTGGATCATTCCATTTCTGATCTCACCGATTGTCCCCGTGAGACCGTCAGCGTAGGTGATGATCTGAGCCTGGCCCGGTGAGTTCGGGTGAGAGACCAGCCACTGGTCCTCAAAGATCGACCGCTTAATGGCGGTGTACTCAAGAGCCGCCAACTTAGATGCGTTGTGATACAGCGGCATCAACTGGTCGAACATACCGCAAAGTTGACTCAACGTGATCCGGCCGGGATAGACCGTCAAGGGCATGCCGGCCTTGTTCAGAACTCTGGTGAGTTCCACGCAACTCTGAGTCCCGACATTCTCCGGGCGCATTCCGAAAGTAGGACCGGTCTGTGCTTCCTTGGCCGCTCCCAGTGCAACGAGAACCGTCTCCTCAGCGTCGTTGTACTCCAGAATCTCGAACATCGTGGAGGGATTGGCATTCTTCCCCTTGTACAACACGCCGGCCTGGACTGGGTAGAGGCTCTGCAACCAACTGAGGGGCTGCTGGTAGGCGTGGATGCAGTCAGAGGGCTCGATGTCGTTCACATCCAACGTAGGAGCGGGGAACACAGCCATCGGGTTCAAGACCCGCCAGTGCGGCATCTCTCTTTTATCGAGTGGGTTAAGTCCGAGAAAGGAGATGGAAACGGGAGACGACCCGTAGCCCAGGAGATACCTCGCACGACGTCGCAGGATCATGTCCATGCGATTCATATCCCAGAACGATAAGAGCGCTTTTCGCTTGGTGTCGGCTCGGTTGTCGTGTTCCTTCATCCCCGGACGAAGTGAGTCGCAGGCGATGTCGGGCATCGTACTGGCAATACGCATGGACAACTGGTCCAGTCCCGGACCTAGGAGGTTGACGGCCATCGACTTCTCGTCGCGGTCCAGCTCGGGCATCGGCACCATGACGGCACCATCGGCGTGCTTGTTGACTTCACCCCATCGAGTGAGCAGTGGTCCGCGCTCGGCCTGGCGGTGTCTGTACCAGGTCTCGATGTCCTCGATAGCGATCACGACGCCATCCTAGACATCCACTGGTCTGCCTTACTGGCATTACAAGAACGACACGCCGGGCGCATGTTGCGGTTGAGTGGGATCATGTCAAGCCACTTGCCGTCTGTTACTCAACCACGAAGGACGCTTAGCGGGCGTTGGTGATGCCTTCGCGGTAAAGAGAAATTGCCCTTGGTATAGGGCAAACCAACATGCTAATACGCAGTCGTCCGTGGAAGCCTGTGGATATCTAGTGACTTCGTCCACTAGCTTCATCGCCCAGCCTCTGCCGGATTCGTGGGCGGAAGTTGCCTTCCCCGGAAGTCGGATTCTGCCGAACTTGAAGGCCGGCGCGATCATCTGCACCCCGAACTCCTCGGAGGCCTTGTTGCGGTAGGTGTTGTGCGGGATGATCTGCACGGAGTTCTTTGACTGCCACCTACGGACGTGGTCGTACTGCAGGAGGAATCTCTGCGCCCCGTTCTGCTCGACGATCCAGTGGGTGATCGGTATCCCTAGGTCCCTGCTCATCTGCTGCCAATCCTCCATGACTCCGCTAAATGTCGCGGAGTTCTGGTTCCAGTCGAGGAAGTCCGGAGCGTCGAGTCCTTTCCTTAAGAGATCGATGAGGAACCACTGGTCCGAGGGTTCGTTGTAGAGCCACCACTCGATAGCCCAGTACCGAGTCGGAGAGGGGTCGACCGAGACGATGGAGTAGTTCGGGGATGCGAGTCCCTGGGGGACCTGTAATCTGTCGCGGTCCTTGTCCCAACACCCCGGAAACCCCCCGGTCCCGTTGATCCACGCGGGGTTCACTAGAGTCGCGTCTGGCGAAACATCTTCCTGCTGGTAGACCTGGGCGAAGGTATCGGGCCGGTTCTTCATCATCCCCGAGACCTCTCTCCAAGTCACTCTCCTCGGAGACAGGAGGCAGCCCACCGGATACGGCTCGGAACTCCACTTGTGAGTCTCCTTGCCCAAGCACAGTTCCTCGTAGTGGGCCTTGTAGATGATCTGGTGGTACTTCCTGGAGGTCCCGTCCTCTGACTCTCTGAGAGCGACGCCCTCGGTGTCCTCGTCGTCCCCGTCCTCTATCTCTGCGACTTCCATGTCCAGGCAGTAGCGGTAGAGGTCATTGGCCCCCATCCGCTGGCCTTGGAGGATCAGCAAACCTCCGGGGTCGAGACGTCGTTCGGCGTAGGTGTCCCACCAGTCGCGGTCCTTCTCGATCATCTCGATGGTCCGGAGTCTGTTACTCGTCACGAGGTCGTCCCAGATGCAGAAGTCGTAGCGACCCCCGATGAACTCTTGATCCCTCCCCACCGCGGTCCAGGTCGGCTCCTTTGAACGTAGGGAACTGCCGTTAAACTGCTCGACGATGAAGGCGTCCTTGGTCCAGGACTCCGCGTCCTGGGGCTTCATCCTTCCGAAGTCCTCAGAGATCGTCGCCTCGGCGTCGACCGCGGTCCCCTTCACCCGGTCGGCGTCGTCGCACTGGATGGGGATGGTGTCCTCCAAGGCACGTCTGATGAGCGCGGTGTACTGAGAGGCCAGCTTGGAGGTGGCTGAACCGACCAGTCCCCTGATGGCTCGGTTGCGACACGTCAACCAGAGAGGGATGGCGTAGGTGAAGAGGCTGGACTTGCCCGACCCCGGAGCCAGGTTGATGACGGCGTACTCCTTGTCGGGGGTCTCCAGGAGTTCCACTATGCGGTTGGCCGCGTCCACCTGCCAGGGCAGTCCTATCCTGCCCAAGTACCTTCTCTGGAAGTAGTCGAAGTCCTCCAGTGCCCGCCTGGCCTCGGGACCCAGTTGATGGGGCTGGCGAGGGGCAGGCTGGTTCCGGGCACTGCGTGCGGCAACTCTGTACTGCTGACCGTCGGGGTGCTTCAACTCGTACCTCTTGGCACTTGAAATACCAATCGAGGCCATCCTCGCGGCGGCGGTCATGTTCAAGCCCTTGGCGCGTCCCTCAACGTAGACCGTCCACTGTTGGTCAGAGATCACAGCGTTACTCGGAACCGTTCCAGTTTCTCAGTATCAACGATGCAGTGTTCTCCGTCAGGGTCAAGGATCAATGAGTCCAGGAGGTCACGAGCGGCCTCTAGAATGTCCTGAGCGGCGTCCAAATCCAGCACGTAGCCAAGAGTACCGGAAGATTGGTGAATGGTCAACGCTGGACCGCATTGAGTGATGAGAATCACTTTGTCGGGATAATACGTCAGAGGTGATCGGTTTTGGGCTGTAGGTGCAAGCGCGATAGTTACTACATTGTCCATGCCCAATGGGCACACACCCGGTTAAAGAATCACCTGTAGAGCGAAGTTGCTGACTGTTGTGCAGCTGACTGTGACGACTGATCACACACCATTGATTGCACTGTAATAGTAGTCCTACTTTACATAATCACTGTTATCGGCACACACATACACACGTTCATCAGGTGATACGTGATAATGATCGGCGATGTGGTGGTCTCATTCCAGGTAAGCGAGTGAATGAGTGGTGTTATCCACAGTCTTGAGGTGATGTGAGGCGTTCTGTAGCCAGTGTGTCCACAACGAAGGGGAAAACAGGCAAAGTCTGCCTATTGATTTACAAGTCCCTACGTTGTGCGTTGTCTCATCGTCTTTCGTAGTTGCTTCGATGCGTGCCTGTTGTCGCCAATAGTCGAGTGCATATCGAATGTCTGCATTACTCTGCCGTCACGCTTCAAACAGTGTTCATCTTGGTTCAGTAGTCATCTAACTACGCTCTCAAGGATGTTTCTAACGGCGTGGCGATTCATTCCCTCTTGAACTTAGTCCTCATCCATCAATCTCGTAAGAGTTGTTCCAGAATTGTGCTGGTGTTGTGACTGCGTTGAAAGACATGAAAGTTCACAATTTCCACCGCACGATTGATGTTTAATTCGATCGTCCCCACAAAGTCACCAATCTCAAACGTGGTGCCGTCATCATTGCGAATCAATCCGTACCATCCCCAAC